ACATTTCGGCTTCATCGGCACTCACGCCTAAAGCAACTTCGCTTTCATAAAAAAACTTAACATCTTTAGCCATGAATAATAACCCCTTTGTTTTTCATACCGTTTGTTTTTAACGGCATTTTAACGCGCTTGTCTGCCGCTTGTTTCATTTGAACGGTTAATAATAATAATCTTAATTCTTTCAACTCTTTTTTTGTCATTATGCTTTTCCTGCTTGACCGGTTTTGCCAACGCTTGATGTGTTGCCACCGCCGCCAGTATCTTGTGGCGAACTACCTGCAATCGTGCCTGCTGGCTTGCCTGTGTCTTTTAATGTGTTTGCGCCCTCAATTTCAGCCCTGCCAAGATATGCACGCGCTTCGTTAGGCGTTAATATACCGTTATTGACACCGGCCACCACATAATTCATTTGATCAAGCGGCGCACCGCTTAAAAATGATTCTGTTTGAAATTCAACGCATAGGTTTGGATAACCTTGCAATAAACTTTGTTTCAATTTTTGCTGAATGTTTACCAACATCGGGAAAATTGTTGATTTGTAAAATTCATCAAGCATTGTTTGGCTATTGTTAAATTTGCCATTTTCAATAGACAGCATTGCAACTGGAACGCCGAACAAGCCGCAAATGCGTTTCATTGTTTGCATTTTAAGGTTGGCGCAATCAGCATCTTGCAGATTAAGCATATCAATCGGCAAGTATTTCATGCCGTTATCAAGCAACATGGACTGGCCGGGCTTGCTTAGATCGGTTGGGCGTGAACCCGTCATGCTTGACCACGCTTCCTTAAGCCTTGCCGCTATTTCTTTGTATTTTGTGTCCGGAATAACTTGATCAGTTACGAACATTCCACTTGGTTTTGCGCCATTGGTCATTATAAAGTTAGCGTATAAATCAATATCTTGATCTAGCGACACTAATTCAACAGCCAAAATGCCTTTGTTAAAACCGGCTGAACCTTGCCATGCCGCTTCCTTTAGGTGCATAACTTGGTGCGCTTGCAATGGCGCATCTTTGCTAAATCCGTAAGATGGCGTTGAAAGCCTGTAAGTTGGGTAACGGGTTGGGGTTATTGTCGCGCTAATAAGCGTTGAATCCAACACATACATTTCCAACGGTGTTTGTTGGCTGTTTTCTTGGTCTTTACGCCATAGAACAGTAAACACTTCGCCCGATAGATCAAGCCACATACAGAATTGATACCAAAATTCGTATTGGCTTTGGAAATTATTAGGTGCTTGCAATAAGGCTAGAACCGATTTTGCTTTGGCTTTATCGCGTGCTGAAACTTTATTGCTTAAACAGGCATCAACTAATGAACCATCATCGGTTGTGGCCATGATCTTAATTGGTAATTGTGCAAGTGCGCGTGCTTTAACGCCTACGCAAGACATAATAGTTGAATTGCGGCTTAAAACCGACATATCCACCAAGCGGCCGGCTTCATTGGCACTTGATGTTGTTACATATAATAATTGGCTAGAAGATGCGTATTGTTTCGCACCTGCGTTGCGAATGATGTTGTTACCAAGGGCTGTTTGCCCAAAAAGCGTATTGCTTTCGTTGGCGTTTGTCTGCGGTTTTCTTTTGAATATATCTAGAATTGCCATGTTAATCCCTTATAAACTACGGAAACCGTATGAAGATGAAGCCAAAGGATTATCAAGTGAACAATGCATTGCGATAATCAGGGCAATAATGCCATCAACCTTTGCTGATTTATCCGCTTCGTTCTTACGCACCTTGATGTTCCCGTTTACATCTTCATAAACTTCGCAGTTGCCTAACTGCCAACCTACAAATGGGTTGCCATCGTGTCTTATGAATTGCGACATTACCAGTTTTTCTATGTGCTTGGATGGGTTACTTAAAACCGCCATTCCTTGCCCAACTTTTTTAACCGGTATGCCAGCATCGTGTAAACGCGCAATTAAAGATGCGGCGTTATAAGCATCATAGCCAACTTCTTTCACATTGTAAAGTGTCGCTTGACTTTTTATATAATCGCTTATTTCGCGATCATCCATTACATTGCCCTCGGTGATATGCAATATGCCGGAACGAACAGCCTGATCAAATACATCGCGGTAATGTGTTGGCACTAAAGCCAAACCATCTTCAGGCAGGAAAAATTTGAACTCGGCATGGTAATCTTCATTGCTGTATCGTTTAAGCGTGCAAACAGCGTTTAAATCGCGTGTGGCGGCCAAATCAAAGCCTATAAATACTGATTCGGGTTCGGCTTTGCTTTCACCAATGCTGTTATCCCAATACTGGCGATCAAGCCATGCGCTATTTGCGGACACATAAACATTAAGGGTTTTGCATAAGAATTCATTTAATGCGGCAGGTTTTAACTTTGCTTGTTCGCACCGTTCGGCAATAGCGTCTTGATAAATACTAATGCCGTGCATAGGGTTAGCCTTTGCCCATGTTGTTGGATCACGCCAATCATCTTGTGGATCAAGGCCGTATAACAGCCCAAACCAACGCGGATTATCAGCCGCTTCACCATGCAACATTGCTTCAAACATTTGCATATCTTCATAAAACTTTGTATCTTTAGTAAAAGATGCCGTTGTTATATATATGCGTAAAGGGTTGCGGCGTGCCACCATACCCGAATGAATAACTTCAATGCTGTTGCGATCAACAATCTGCGCGGCTTCATCTACTATGGCGCAACTGGCGTTCTTACCATCGCCCGATTTTTTATTGTCGCGTGATAGGGCTTTGAACATGGATTGCAAATCATTTGTTTTTTTAATTTCATATTTGCTAACATCAAACACATTTTTTACTTCGGCAGGCATATTTTCCACAAAGCCTTTGGCGGCATCAAAAACAATGGTTGCTTGTTCACGGTTGGTGGCCAAGGTAAACACTTCAGCACCTGCTTCACCAAATTGCAATTCGTAAAGACTTATTCCTGCGGTAAATGTTGATTTGCCTGCTTTGCGTGGAATAAAAATAATGACATCCGTTACCATGCGCTTTTCATGGTCTTTTTTACTACGGAAACCATATATGGCACAAATGGCAAAGATTTGAAATGGTTCAAGGATAAGCGGTTTGCCTGCATCCGCGCCCTTTGTGTGTTTCAGCGTAGCAAAGAATTCTAAAACATGATCAACATATTCCGCAACAAATTCATATTCCCAATGCTTATCTTCAAGTTGATTTAAAAATCGTTGGCAAGCAAGTTTAACTTTATTGCATACAGGCAAATTGCCTTTGACCACATCTATTGCATAAAAAATACCATCTTCTAATTTCATTTTTTAGTAACTTTAACGCCTGCTAATAAACTGCCATAAGTTGTGTCGCTTGATGTGCCTTTTCTATCAAATTGGCTTTTAGGTGTTAAGCCCAACTCGTTCATCAATACAACAATTTTGTTAAGGGAGTCTTTCATTACGCTTACATAAGGGTTTGCGCCCATTGTTTTGCCATTATTAAATGTTGTTACAATGCCGTTTGTTTTAATACCTTTCTTGCATCGTATATACATGGACATTTGATCGGCAAGCATTTGCAATATATGGCGATGTTGTTCTGAACCAATGCCGTATGTTTCCCAAAGAAAATCCGATGTTTCGCGAATAAAGCGTTTTTCATCCCAATCATCAGGGCTATCAATCCATTCGGAAAATGGTATGCGTTTGCGAACATTTTCGGGCAACACCGAACCTTGGTTTAATCCTTTAGTGCCGCGCACAATGTGTAATTCGGGTGGCAATTTATTAGACATGATTATTCGCTTTCATTTTTAACCGTAAATTCTAAGCCAGTATCAGCGTGGATTGCTTTTTTGCCTGTAAATTCTTCCCATCGTTTAATAATTACATCGCAAAATTTTGGATCAAACTCCATAACAAATGAATTTAATCCATTTTTTTCAGCGGCAATCAATGTTGAACCTGAACCACCAAAAAAATCAGCAATTGTTTTTGATGATAAATTAAATCGTTTAATAATCCACTCCATCAATGACACAGGCTTTTGTGTTGGGTGAACACGATTAGTTTTTTCAGACGCTTGTGTAAATTGTCTAACAACACTTCTAAAGTTTGCCCATGCTAATTCACAATCGGTTTGATCTGATTGGCCATTGTTTTTATCCCATACTAACCAACATTCACTATCAGGCAAAACAGAACAATAATAATTTGCGCCCCACCAAATTTGTTTTGCATCAGGGTATAAGCCATAAATAAGATTAAAAGCGTCTTTAGCAACATCGGGGTTATCATCGCCCATAATGTCTGTTCCATAATTTGCTTTTAAAACCGATGATTTGCTCACAGCGTTCATGCCGTATGGTGGATCAGTATGGATCAAATCAGGATAAACACCAATCATAAGTTTATCAACATCATCAATGCTAGTGCTATCACCACACATTAAACGATGGTTTCCTAACAACCAAATGTCGCCAACAACGGTAACAGGATTAACTGGCAATTCAGGAACAGCATCTTCATCGGTTAATCCTTCTACTTCTTCAATGGTAAACGCTTTTAATTCTTCTTCGTTAAAACCAAGCAAATCAATATCAAATCCAAATTCTTTTAAATCCGTTATTTCAATGCCAAGCAATTCATTATCCCAACCTGCGTTTAATGCTAATTTGTTGTCGGCAATAATGTATGCTTTCTTTTGCATTTCAGTTAAGCCATCAAGTTGAATGGTCGGCACTTCTTTTTCACCAAGCAACCGCGCGGCCTGCAACCTGCCATGCCCAGCAATAATTCCATTTTCGCCATCAAGCAACAACGGGTTTGTCCAACCAAATTCTTTTATGCTTGACGCAATCTGTTGCACTTGGTCTGCGCTGTGCGTTCGGCTGTTGTTAATGTAAGGAATTAACTCGTCAATTTTTTTATATTCAATTTTTAGTTTCATTTTGCGCCTTTTTTGTCTTATGTTTTTTTTGCGTAAAGGGAATTCCCTAGACTACCCCAGTTTCAAACTCAATTTGCGAACGATTGTGTTCCCGTTTGC